ATTTAGCTTCTTTTTCTGTTGTAATTGCTGTTTAGTTTGTTGCAATTGACCCATTAATTGTGCAATAACACCTTGCGCTTTAGGATCTAAATCTTTAGGTAAGTTATCTTGTATATTCGCTAAAGGATTAGTCATTTTCAAACGCTCGGCAATCGCTTTAGCTCCAGGCCAATCCATTTGTCCTATAATCAAATCTCCCGCAACTTGTCCTAATTGTGGCATATGTTGCATTGCTGTTAACATCGCCGCAGCTGATTCTTGTCTACGCGTATCATATCCAGGACCAGTTTCCATTACAACATCATACCTGCCTACAGATAGATCATTAATAATGCCGCCAGCTTGTTCTTGATTTATTGTTGCAGTATCCGGATTTCCGTCGGCCCCAATTATACGTATAACTCTTTCACCAGTATAGTATACTTTTAGCAAGTCTAACATTACTATACCAATTGCACGAATAGACCGTGTTAAATTATCATAAAAATGATAATTACTCATATCGGATTGCATTTGACGTTGCAAAACCATAGTGCCGCTTGTCTCTTGTCCTGGCGCACCTAATGATGGATCAAACATACCAGCAACAGCTTTTAAATCTTCACTTGCACCAATAGCAGCTTGTACGCTTCCCGCAGGAATTGGTACAGGAGCAATACGAGAAGGAGGCGGCAATATGCTACCATCTTCCGCCATTACGGGTTTCCATGTCAAAGTACTATGATTCTTAATATTCGCAGTAGCCCATTGATCTTCATGATTCTCAATTTGACCTTCTGCAACTAACCAAGGCGCTTTGGGTGCCAGGGCAATGAATTCAGTTTCTTGTGTTCTCCAATAATTGTACATACGTTGCGGATCTTTTAGATTTCGCACCATTCCGTATCTAACTATCATTCCATTATCGTAATTCTCTGCGCCATATACAGGAATCACTGGAATATATCTACCGCCCCAATCTCTTTTTTCTAATTCTTGAGACGCAGTAACTTTGGACCATTTAATGACACGTTTAACTGATTCACGTGACTCAATTACAATTGAATCGCCTACGAAATCGCCAACACCTTTACCTTCTGGTGCATCGGATTTAAATACAGTCGTGCCATCAGCTAATTTAAAAAGAATATCCGATTTATATTCACACCGCCAATATTCAGCGATCATGATTTCTTCTTTAGTACTCCATGCTCCGGATGCATCACCATAGCCATCAGATACGAAATCGACTTCACTTGCGTCTGGATATAGTCGCTTAAATTCTTCTCTTCGAATACGATCTACAATTAATACCCATTCAGCATCTAATCCATCTGGCTGAGTACTAGAAGGATCAAAGTACACACTAAAAGGATTACGTACTCTATCAATGTATATCTCTTGATCAAAACTCTTTTCATCTAAATATCTTGTAGCAACACGGATATATCCTAATCCCATACGTACTTGATTATCCGCTGCAGTATCGTATGCCAAATCCGCATTTGACTGAACTTCTATGTGCCTAAATATACCTTCAATGACGGCAGCAATTTGTTGATCTGCGCCATCAGCAACCGGATAAACTTTTATCCTCGGTCGTTGTTGTCGCATATTATTTACTACAGATCTAACAAAAGTATCAGTTTTATTAATTGTTTGACATGGCCTACGATCCAATTCACGTTGCATACGAATTTCATCAGGCCATTGCTCTCCGTGAGAAAAGCGCAAATCTTCTAACATAGACGATCGATTTCCTGAATCCGCTTCAATCGCAATATTCATGCGCTTAATAGCTTCTTCAGCAACGGGACTTACCCCTCCCTTACCTTTTGCTCTTGATTTCGAATCATATGCCATTATTTCCTCTTTATTTTCTTCACTTCTTTTTTCGCTCTATCGGAAGTTTTTACCCCTTCGGAAGCCATCTCTTTTGCTTTCTTCATAGGGATACCAAATTGCTTAGCGATTGTAGAATTATGTGCAGCGGCTTCAAAAAGTCTATGTTGTTTTGGAGTATATGGCATTTTTATCCCATCCAGCTAGTTGATGTTCCATGAGGAACTATGATTTTTCGTTGCACAGATTTTTGTGTTTTCTGTGCTCTTCTAACACCTTCACAAGCATATCGCAAAGCATCTATACAATGATTATCTTTATCTTCTAATATTGGAATAATTTGATTCGTTTGAGCATCTTTTTTATAACAGTATATAGTAAGTTCGTCAATAAGATGCGTACATCTAGGGTGGACGACTATATTATAGGATTTTAAAAACTCAATACCTTCTTCTAAACTTCGAGGACCTTTAACGGCAGATAGTATCTTTGGAAATCCATTACGCCTCATGTAACTAATTGTTTCTGGACGTGCATTATCTGCAACAATGGGCCATTTCTCCGCATCTGGAACAGACATAAAAAGTTCAGGTAAATTATCTATTTCGCAACCTACCATATATGCTTCATAATCTACATATAATGTTTTACCATCTATCCATGCTCTAAGTAATACTGATGGATCAATAGAGAATCCCCAATCTGCGCCAAAACGAAATACGGAAGCATTATCCGGTTCACATTCTTCTATCTTCCAGTTTTTAAATACTCTAGCTTCTGAGTTTCTTACGTATTCGCCTAACCATACATGTGCATATTTATCTGGATCTCTTGATCTATCATATTCCATTTCTTGTGTCAACACATCCGGAAACCATGGATTGTGTTCATAGTTAGCTTCTATGACGATACTATTTGGAGGCGGGGAACTACTTCTTAATAAGACATCTACTGGATCCGTATCATTTCTTGGATTCCAGGAGAACCATAATTCTGAACGTGGCTTTCGAATAGTAGGACGAAGCATATCTAATGATTTTTGACTCATTGTTTGCGCTTCTTCTACCCATGCTCTATCGTAGCCTTCTAATGACTTAATAGATTCTGCGGTATGATTTTGCATACCTTCAAAAATAATAAGGCCGCCATTAACTGCCAGAATGCGTTTATCTTGTATTTCAAAATAAGCGCCAGCGTTTAATTTCTCTATCTTATTTTCTAGAAGTTTTTTTACAGATTGTTGTAAAGATTTTTGATGTTCTCGAACACATACTGAATCTGTCTTATTCATGATATGTGCTTCAATCATCAATTCAGCAAAGAAATGTGATTTCCCTGAACCCCTTCCTCCGTATACACCTTTATATCTAGCAGGTTGTAATAGGGGAAGATAAACACGTGGAGTCTCAATATTGAGTTCCATTTATTTCTTTTTAGGTTTAGGGGGTTTTACTTTTGGATGGTCTGTTGAACCAGGAGATGGTTTATTGTTCTTTTTAGCTAATACTTCAGATAAGCTAGCTATTCTTTTAAGATCCTGTTCGGTCATAAAAAGCTCCTATTAACATGATTATGTCTTAGGGTCAACTATCGTACGTTTTATTTCTTCAACACCAACAGTTCCAGTATGTTCAGTGTCTACTTTATCTCTCCATTTACCACGCTGGCGATTCTTTAACCAAAATATCATAGACGTAGGATCTGGTGGAATTTGCTTTTTAATAACAGTTTGAACAATTTCACCATTAATTACTCTAACATCTACTTCTTCTGTTTCATATCCCATTGCTCTGTTGTATAATCTGTGAGCGACGTTTCCGTCAGCCAATTCCTTGCTATTTTTTAAGGCCTCGGAAAACTCTGGATGAACTTTCTTCCATTCATATATGGTATCTCTATTAACTTCAAAGAAATCCGCCAATTCTTCATCCTTGTACCCTAGTAAACACATCTTGTAAGCTTGCTCACAATACTCTGGTTTATACGATGTTGGGCGTCCTCCCGGCATTAATATTCTCCTATATACAAATTTACTATGTTTATGTACCAGTTATCTAAGCTCTTTCGACGCCTACAACATCTTGATCACTGATGATCACATATTTAATATTGTCTACGGAAAACGTTGGATAACTTAATTCTGAAAATCTAACTCTATCCCCGATCCTGCATTGGGGTTTCATCAATACCGCTGTTTTTGGATGTCTATTACCTTCTCCAACTCTAATAACGGTACCACTATTTCCTAACTGAATATCTGCATGCTTCCATTTTGAAATATCTGGAGATATAAAAATATCCCCGATATTCGGAATGCTATCATCTATTTTAACGATTAAATTATTCCGCAGCGGGATCATAATTTTCTCTAGCTATAATGGCATAAATATCGTGTTCTCTTATGGCAATATATTCTTTTCCATCTTGTCTGAATGTTTGACCGGCGTGTTGTGAATATATTACTTCATCCCCTACGTTAACACTAAGAGGTATGATTTCTCCGTTTGAATATGTTTTTCCCGGGCCTATGGATACGATTATTCCTGAATGTTCAGTGGTTAAAAAGTTCTCGGGCAATTCGATTACGCTATTTAATTTTTTATATGTTTTCTTTTCGATGAACACTAGGTCGTGGATTGGTTGTATCACTGGTTTCTCCTTTTTTTTAACGATTACAAATACGATTGACAAGTACGAATACGATTGGCGATTAACAGATACGATGGGCATATACGAATACAGGGGGTAGGTAACTAGCCTACGTTTTTTTAAAGCATATCTTTCGTTCCAAAGGTTGTCAATATCTTTTTAAATATTCATTCAAATCGTTGTAAATTAATAAAAATATAACACTGTTTAAAAGGCTTTAAAGGTACCTACAAGGCTTTTAAAACTAAAGGTATATCAGCGTAGCCCCTTATCATTTTAAAAGCCTCTGAGACAGCTCTATTTCGTTCTAATCCAATCCTAATCATTTTAAACAAAACCGAAAACTAAAATAAAACACACTTTCGCGGCACCTTAGTAAGTTTCCAGTAGTTATTCATTTAAAAAATAAAATACAGAAAACGAAATACCCAATAAAAAAATAAGATCCAAATTTTATAAAGATTCCATACCAATTTCTTTTTCGTTTATTTTCATTTTTCCAGAAAGCTTCAAAATCAGTTATTTGTACTTCATACAATGTTTTGATTTTAATATCTTTTTTCATTTTCCAGGTCTTTCTATTTTTTAATTGCTAAAGAATAAATATTATCTTTTTTATACCTACACTTTTCGTCAATCACTTTGCATCTTTGGGGATATATGTATACATATATACCCTCAAAGTTGCACAAAGAGGTGCTTTTGCATCTTTGCACAAAAATGCACAAGTGCGAAAAAGTGCGAAAGATGTTGTACATATATACAGTGGTTTTGGTAAAAAACTGTATATATGTACAGGATTTACCCCAAAACGCATCTTTCGCACAAAAACGCACAAGTGCGAAAAAGTGCGAAAGATGCGTTTAAAATGGTTGTTTATCTTTATTTTTTGGAAAGTGCAACTTTGCATTTTTGACGAAAGATGTAAAAAGTGCGTTTTTGTGCGAAAAGTGAGTTTTTGAATGTTGACGTTTTTACAAAGAATTAATGTATACCACGGATTTCTCCGTTTTCATTTTCTTCTAAAAACACGCCAATCCCTGAATTTATTGCTCTTTTAACATTCTGGCGACGGATATCTCGCGTCCCTTCTTCTTTAGGAATACGCTCAATAGTTAAATCAATGACATTATTTATGGAGATCCAAGACATTGGAGTGAACTCCATAACGACGTCAAAAACGAGTTTCTGGAACGATTTTAATTGTGGTTTTTTAGCGGACTTAACAACGGGATGATAATCGACAATACAACTGGTCACATCATCTCCATCTTCATCTGTACCTAAATAGATAGGGATTAAACTAAAGCCATATTCCATACCATCGATACCATCTTTTTGTTTTATTACCTTAATGCATCTTTCTACGTCATATCTCATGACTTCTATGACCACATCAGCAGCTGCATGGACACCAGACCAACCACGTACTCCTTTGGAGGTATCCTTTCCACTATGATGAATGAGCAGTACCATGGCATTAGAAGAGAGCGCAATCTTTTTGCAATACCCAAGCGCTTTACCCATATCTTCACCACTATTTTCATTAGCACCGGAAGTAACCTGGGCAAAGGTATCCATGACAATTAAGTCATACAACCCACGCTCTTGTATATCAATCAATAAATGGTTAACGCTGACACCATCCATTAAATTAGGAGGAACGTCACTAATAATATCAATGGGAAGATCTTTGGTCGTAATGTCATGTTGTTGGCAATACGCGGTAATACGTTGAGAAAAACCATTAATACCTTCAGCAACTATATATAAGATACGAAATTTAGATTTTTGTGGTTTTATGCCGTTCCATTCTTGCTGGCGACTAATGGCAGCACATATATCAAGAGCGGCAAAAGATTTACCGGAACCTGATTCACCATATAGAATACCTAATGTCGCTTTTGGGAGGAATCCTTTAATGAGCCAAGAAACTGGACGAATAATCTGTACAAATTCTTCTGCAGATCGAATATGGAAGAAAGAAGTATGCTTCTCAATGGGTTTATCATTTTCAACAAGAGTAATAGGAGAGAAATCATCTCTGGTTAATTCTCCTGAATGAATACTGGCCCCTTGAGAATTCGCATGCTTAATTAAGGATCTAATAGTAATACCGTGTTTATCATCTTCATGGAACGAGTTCCATTTATGACGGTTATACTCTTCTCCACTATATTTAGAACTTTTACGAGACCAGTCGTCCCAAAGTTGAAAACCTTCTTCAGCGCCGGAAGTTTCATGATGGAGCGCCATACCAGTAGATAGCCATTCTGAATAACCGGCATCTGGATTTTGATATGTTAGAATATGCAGCAATTGATCTTCATCAAGCCCTAAGGAAGTTGAAGTTAAACTGGAGAGACTATCTCTATTTCTTTCGGAGGAGAAACGCGCATCCATTAATTTAGATAACGCGTTGTTGGGGGCTGTGATGATATTTTCTGAGTCAGTTAACTGACAGAGTTCAGTTGTGTGGCCAGTGAAAGTGACGTAGCCGGTGGAACTATATAACTCTATTCCAAATCGCTGTTCATTGGCATGACTTTTACTGTTACCTAAATCGCCTGTTACAAAAGCTCTGATTCCTTTCCCGGAGGGACTTATTTCACTATACGTTCCTAATATGCATTCTTCTACTTCTGGATTTATTTGGCCGTCTTCTGAAATACAATTATCAAAATCTAATGCAGCGAAGTTGTAGCACCGAAGAAGAGCTATTCCTATTCCGCTAAATCCATGAGAGATAGCAAATAATTTTGCACTCTCAAAATCAGTCAATAATTGAATATCTTTTTCACTCCCATGATCATGTTTCCTTGGAGCGCCATTAATATAGAACGGTATTTTTAATAATTTTTTGGAAGTCTCAGAAGGGGAATATTTCCATACTAACCATATGGGAAGATATTTTAAAAAAGAAGGGGCCTTAATCATCTCAAGAGAGTGGATCGTTTTCATTTTAAGTCCGATTTATAAGGATGTCAAATTATCACTTTTTTCCATTAGATATAGCTTGAATGTACCGCGGGTTTATTAAAGAATTTACTGGGACTTTATAAAGCTTAGAAATGAGCGCTGCTCTATTAATAGGGACAAAGCCTCTTTTTACCCAGCGTTGAACAGCTTGTGGCAAAACCCCAAGTTCTCTTGCTAACGCAGACTGGCTACCTACGATATCAATTACTTTATCTATTCCTGATTTTTCCAGGGGCTTCAATGTCATACGAGTCTCCTTTTATTTTGAAAAGATAAGCATATAGTGGATATTACACCTATTTGGTAGTAATTTAAAATTAATAAAAACTATAAGCTTTGGAAATGCATAAAAAAATATATTTTGCTAACCCCTTTTTTTATTGATAAAGTGCAAACACGATTAACGCTCTGTAAGAGAAATATCATGAGTGAGATAAATCAAAAAGGATTAACTGGCATAAGAGAATTCCTAATAGCGAACCATAAAGGAGCATCAACTTTACTCGGTATTAGTTCTTTATGGGACGATTTAATCGAAAATTTAGAAACGCAATATAGAAATACGGGAAGATCTGATTTAAAGATAAGTCCACTCTATCTTGTAGATGGGGGTGAAGGTCACCTGGCCATACTAGCAGAATGGATGGATGACTATGTAACTCCGCTGTGTTCGGAATATGAAGGGTGCGATTCCTATACCATAAATACGAAAAAAGAAGATAACAGAATAGGAATTAATGATGAAATAAAACCACAGCTAAAGCAGAAAAGAATAAGTAGTTGGTAAAAAAATTTGTTTACTATTACTACTAAAAGGTAGTACTATGCAATCTCACAAACGGAGATAAATATGAAGATAGTACTTAAAGATATAGATGAGAAGGTTGTTTTTACTAATGAGGAAGAAAATAACTCATTAATTAAAACGGTAGAAAAAGCGGTTAAAGAAAATATTAATTTAGAAAGAATTAACTTGGAAGGCGCCGATTTAAATGGAGCCAAATTAGAGGGGGCTAGATTAGTAGGCGCTAGTTTGAGAGGAGTTAATTTAAGTAATGCAAATCTACTGTACTCCATATTAGCCAATGCGAATCTAGAAGGAGCCATTTTAACAGGGGCTCACCTTGAAGAAGCTAATTTAATAGACGCTAAATTAAGAGGAGCCGTTTTAATTAATGCAAATCTACAACATTCCCTACTAATCAATGCGGATCTAACAGAAGCTAATTTAGAAGGCGCTAAATTAACAGGGGCTAACTTAGAAGGAGTTAGATTAGTAGACGCTAAATTAAGAGGCGCCATTTTGGTTAATACAAATATACGATATTCCCTAATAATCGATGCAGATCTAATAGAAGCTAATTTAGTAGACGCTAATTTGAAAGGAGCCACTTTAATTAATTCAAATTTACGATATTCCCTATTAGTCAATGCGGATCTAACAGAAGCTGATTTAACAGGCGCTGATTTAAGAGGAGCTAACTTAGAAGGGGCTAATTTGAAAAAAGCTAATTTAACTAACGCAGATGTAACAGAAGTCCAATTAAAAAACGCAAAGTTTTAGTACATAAACTTTATAGGAGAACCAAAATGAAAATCAAAAACTATTTCTTTAACCCAGATACAGAGATTGAAAATGGCGAATCAGACGAAAGAGTATTTATCGTGTACGAAGAGAGCATTAGGAAGTGTATTAGTGAAAGTTACAACAAAGAGATAGTTAAAAATAAAGTTAAAAACCGGATTGACTTACTACTAAAAGGTAGTAATATAAAGGTATAAGAATAATTTATTAGATTAAAAATTCGAGAATATCATGAGAAGCCACGGAAAAGTAAATAAGAAAGAATTAGATGTTGTTTCGATCATCGACTTGAAACAAATCGCTTGGACCACTGGAAGAAACATAAGTGAAAGCGATATTACATTTAATAGCGCGCCAACTTATTCCATATCTAGTATGCCTGGATTATTTACTTTTGTGGAATTAAAGAACCTTTTATTGCATTAATTAACCGGAGAGAAAAAATGGCACTTATATCGTATAGAGATTTGATTGCGCCTTCTGATGTAGATAATTTAAAGGCATTACTGGCCGCAGTAAATCCAGAAGAAGGCTATTCATTATGGTTACCTGCCTTATTAGATGAAATAGCTAGATGCGCATTTTTAGAGGGCCACCGGTTAGGAATAGATGAGGCGATGGTGAGTATTGAGGATGCTAAGAATATGTTTGCTGATTATAACTAGGGAGAGCCCCATGTTAGTGATTACTGAATACAAATATAAGTATTTCCCTTCTAGGGTAGATGCCGAAAAATATATCGCTCAACTAAGTGAACAAGGTTTCCAGAGCAAGTTGAAAATGAAGAGACATGATATGTGGCAGGTTAAAACAGAAGCGCGGTATTACTAACATGGAGCAGCTATGGTAACGATATGGGTTCTTGTCTTTTTCTTTAACCAATCAGCAATAACATTATCGAAGTACCCAAATGAAGTTATGTGTGAGAGTGTTAAAGCAAAGGCAATAGATAAAAAGCTAGATATCGAATGTATTGGAGAAGTTGTACCAAGTAGTTCTGAAGTTAAGAATTTTGAAATGCGGAATTGGATTTAAAGAGTTGTTTTTATTAACCGTTGTTATAACCAGGAGACAGAAATGGATGCAGTATCCTCAGTTTGTACGTTAGGCGTTGTATTATGCATGGGCTCTATATTGTGGTGGTTTTTTACTGGAGAACTTTAAAATCATCAATTAAACACTTTTTATAAAGGAAACTAACATGAGCCTAGAAGACGCCATCCGTGCTAATACAGAAGCTGTTAAAGTACTTACAGAACTATTAAGGAAACAAACAGAAGCTGTTATTAAAGATAAACCACTACCAGTTGAAACACCAACCAAACAGAATATAGAACCAATAAATACTATAGTACATAATCCAGAAAAGTTACATACAGATCCATTTATTAATTATGTAGATCTATTTTTAGAAACTAAAGAACTCATTAATAAGTTAGCGTTGAAACATAGAAGTGAGATAAAGGCGTTGAATACGAAATATGGATTGTCAGTGTTTAAAGATTTATTGATTGATAAAGATGATCCAACAAAAGGTGTAAATGAAAAAGATAAACTTAAGAAATATCATCTAGACTTGTTGGAGCTAGACCATGTCTAATAGAAAACATGCCTTCTTATCTGCCAGTGGTTCACCCTCCTGGATGCTTTGTGAGATAAAACCACTGCGGGAAGAAGGTCTGCCTGAAACAAGTAATAGTTTTGCAGAGGAGGGAACGTCAGCACATGAACTATTAGAATATTGTCTTACTCATGGTTATGAAGATGCATTAGATGTTTCAGTACCGCGGGATAAAGTGGAAATATGGACACCTGAAATGGCTAATTATGTTAATCAGACTTTAGATTTGATTAGATCCCTTAAGGAGCCAGATGGTTACTTATATTCTGAAGAAGAGTTAGATATAAGTTTCATTACAGGAGAAGTAGAAGCAACTGGAACAGCGGATATAGTCATAGTAAATGTAACAGAATTAGTTGTACTTGATTTTAAATATGGCATGAGTTTAATATCCGCTACAGAAAATGAGCAATTATTAATATATGGTGCAGCCGCGTTAGAAAAATACAATTTGACAGGAGACATTAAAAATGTAAGATTTATAATAAGTCAACCTCGGCTCAATCATATAGAAGAATGGGTATTATCTATACCAGAAATAGAAGATAGAATTAGAAGGATTCGCGAAGTAGCGACTAGAATTTTAGCAGCGAAAGGGGGTGTAGATAATCTCCATGCTAGTCCGGGATATAAGCAATGTAGGTATTGCAAATATAAAGCAAATTGCCCGGACAATCGTGGTTTCGTACTTACTGCAGTGACTAATGATATCGTCGACTTGGATAAAAAAGAAGAATTCTTAGAAAAAGTAAAAAATTCCACATTGAAACTGGAAACAAGCGACGATCATCATTTAGCGACTTGTCTTACCGCGGTAGAGTTAATAGAAGATTGGTGCTCAACAGTTAGAATAGAAGTAGAAAAAAGATTACTAGATAACAATTTTAAAGATGATCGCTGGAAACTGGTCAGAGGGAGAAGAGGAAATCTTAAATGGGTCGAAGACGATAAAGTGATTCACATTTTAGAGGAGCTATATGGCGCAGATACAATATACGAGAAGAAAATAATTAATCCTACTCAACTGGAGAAGAAGGTAGTTGAATTAGGGTTAGAAGTAATAGACTTTACTGGAATAACTACACGAAGTCAAGGAAAATTAGTCATAGCACCTAAAACAGACAAAAGACCAAATATTTTCGAAGCTTTAACATTTGATCCGATAGAAGAAGAATTTGTAGACGCGTTAGTGGGATTGTCAAGGAGATAATATATGCATTACGTATTCATGATCATGGCTATCATAAGTTTTGGAGAAGGTGCGTATCTAATACAGGACTCTTTAGTAGTTAGTGCTCCAGATCCTGATGCTGATTTTCAATTAGATATTTATTATATGGAGTTTTTGGCAGGTGTATTTGTAGTATTAATGGGAATATTAGCAATGTATTTATTTTACAATTAAGGAGAATAATTGTGAACTCTTTTGACTGGATGTGTAATGAGCTAACCAAATCACCTTCAAAAAAGAAAAAAATAGCAGACCTGGGGTATACGACAAGAAAAGAACGAAAAGACAGATTTATTGTTAAAAAAACTGAATCTTTATATGAAATAAGAATACTATTAAAAGACAAGACTATAAGAAGTATCGGAACAACTCCTACGTTAGCTTTAGCAAAAAAGGAGAGAGATATTTGGATCAAGAATAACATAGAACTGGTTGCCGTTAGGAATGTAATAAGTAAGTATATTTACTACATATGTGGATACTATCATGTACGTTTCCCTAAAAAAGAATGTGATGAAAAGATATCTTTTGGACCATTTCTCTCAATAGAGGAGGCTGAATCCGCAAAATATAACTTTTTTATTCAAACAGGTTTTAGGGAAGAAGATGCATAAAATATCGAGAGAAGCAATAAAAGAAGAAGGTGCGAGAAGAGCATTAGAGGTTATAAAATTATCTAACGAAGGGGCACCAACGAAATCTATATCTGAGTGTGTTGGATTATCGCACAGACATATTAGAAAGATTGTTAATGGATTAGCCTGGGGTAAAATAACGGGCGTTAAACCAAAATTTAAACAACTACATAAGGAGGATGAAGAGTTTTAAAAAAGACCATGAAATTGTTAAACCAGAAACCAATGAACCTTAAACATCGTTAAATATCTCACAGGAGAATATCATGAAAGTACGCTTAACAGACGTTAGATTAGCATTTGTAGATTTATTTGAAGTTAATAAAAAGTATGGAAAATATGGAGTACGTGCACTTTTTGCTCCAGGAGGAAGAAACGAACAAGTCTTAAATGACGCCATAGATCAAGCTGGAAGAGAAGCATTTGCAGATAAATGGCCGACTATTAAGAAATCGTTAAAAACTGCAAATAAATTGGTTATTCATTCAGGAGATGATCATGAAGATAAACCAGATTATAAAGATAAAATTTATATTAACGCGAACAATAAAATTAGACCCGCCGTACATGGACGAGATGGCGCTCCACTTACTAAAGAAGACGAAGTTATCTACCCCGGTTGTAGAGCAGATGTAATTATAAATGTGTTTGGATTTACTAATCCAGAATTTGGTAAATTCATTGGCGCCAGTTTATTAGGTGTCCAGTTTAGGGCTGACGCAGATAGGATGCTGATCGGAGCTTATGTAGATGAAGAGGATTTCAAACCGATCACTGATGGCGCAGATGCAGATGATTTATAGCCTATCACACCTATTGAAAACTGGTATTTTATGAAGTGGGTTACCCAGCGGAAGGTGGTATTTCATTGTCTAACTTTGTGTTAGATTAAAACATCCGCAGAGTGGCTGTCTCCTACCGCGTTAATCAGTGACACTCTGACACTCTGGAAAGACAGAGACTCTCATTCCTCTCAAAGGCATATCATGCCAATTTTATTATACCTAGATACGGAAACGTATAGCGAAGTTCCCATAGTGCACGGTACCCATCATTATGCTGAAAATGCAGAAGTAATTATGTGGCAATGGGCGCTAGATGACGGAGAAGTAAATGTATCGGATAGCTTACCTACAGAATTAATACCTATGCTAACAGATGATAGGTATGTGAAGGTAATTCACAATAGTAATTTCGATAGAACTGTCATCCGGTACGCTACTGGCATACTGATACCTACTTCCCAGATATTCGATACCATGGTCTGCGCTTTAGCACATAGCTTACCTGGCGGCCTAGATCAATTAGGAACCTTGTTTAATTTATCTCAAGATAAAGCCAAAGATAAAGAAGGTAAAAAACTAATAAATCTATTTTGTAAATTACAAAAGCAAAGAAAAACAAAGAAACAAGAAGAATCATGTTTTAGGGCTACCAGGGAAACACATCCTGCGGAATGGGATCGCTTTTGTGAATATGGTGGGAGAGATATTGTCGCTATGCGCGAGATATATAAACTACTCCCTAAATGGAACATGCAAGATAAAGAACACAATCTATGGCAACTGGACCAAAAGATAAATGATAGAGGCATCCATGTTGACCTTGATCTATGTCATGCCGCTATCCGCGCCAGTGATAGGTCTAAAAAAGAATGTGACGAAAAAACGACAATTATGACAAATGGAGCAGTAACTACTACGAATAGACGAGATGTATTAATAAAATATATAGAAGATGAATATGGAGATACCCTCCCAGATCTAACCGCATCACGTGTAAAAAGTATGTTAGGGCACGATAAGTATCCTGAGAAATTATTAGAACTATTAGAAATACGATTAATCTCATCCAAAACGAGTAAAGCTAAATACAAAAGAGTTATTAATGGGATTAATAAAGATGGAAGATTAAGAGGCTTATTGCAATTTTGTGGGGCTTCTAGAACTGGTAGATGGGCAGGTAGACTATTCCAACCTCAGAATCTACCAAGACCAACTATAAAAGGGAAATACTTAGAAGAAGCTATCTCAGAATTAAAGAACGATGCATGTGAACTTATATCTAATTACGCGATAGACGAAGTGTGTTCCAGTGCATTAAGAGGAATAATTACTGCAAAAGAAAATAATAAATTGGTGATAGCCGATTTATCTAATATAGAAGGCCGTGTTTTAGCGTGGTTATCGCGAGAAGAATGGAAATGTAAGGCGTTCAACGATTTTGATAAAGGTAAAGGCGCGGATTTATATAACTTAACTTATGCAAAAGCATTTGATATTCCAGTAGAACAAGTTGAAGATAGCCAAAGACAAATTGGAAAAGTAATGGAATTAGCTTTTGGCTACCAGGGGGGCGTAGGCGCCTGGATAACATTTGCAAAAGCATACGGCATTGATTTAGAAGAATTAGCTAAGCGCGCTTTTCATACCATTCCCAATGATACTTTAACCGCTTCTAATGACTTCCTTATCTGGCACAAAAGCAAGAAGAATCCTATGCATGGATTAAGCGATCGCGCATTCCTTGTTTGCGATAGCTTTAAAAGATTGTGGCGTATTGAACACAATCATATCCAAGAGTATTGGGACACCATAAATAAAACAACCGTTACTGCGATACAGCGTCCAGGACATACCTTGATTTGTGGGTACCATAAGATACGCAGAGATGGCGATTGGCTACGTATCAGTCTACCCTCTGGTCGATACCTATGCTATCCCCATCCAAAGATAGAAGATAACAAAATATCTTATATGGGCGTTAATCAATTCTCTAGAAAATGGGAAAGATTAACTACCTATGGTGGAAAACTGGTAGAAAATATTACTCAAGCTGTTGCCAGGGATATATTGGCAGCTGGCATGACCAATGCAGAAGAAAAGGGATACGAGATAATCTTAACTGTGCATGATGAAATAATCGCTGAAGTCCCTAACTCCCCCGAATTTACACAAAAACATCTTAGTGAACTAATGTCTCAGGTACCAATATGGGCAGCTGGATTACCTTTGGCCGCTAAGGGTTTTGAAACAAATAGATACCAAAAAGGTTGACTATTTTTTACTGATCTACTACTATTTAGTTGTAAATAACATTGAAGAAAGTAGCGAACATGCACGAAAGAGATCTAACAAAATATCTAATAAAACAGTGTAAAGCTTTAGATGTTTTAGCAGATAAATTCGAATCTACTAGCGGGAGAGCTAGACCAGATTGGTTGCTAACGTATAAGAGAATGATCTTAGTTGAATTAAAAGCGCCTGGGAAGAAGCCTACGGTTGCACAAGATAGAGATCATGTACGAAGAATATATAACGGCGCAGAAGTAGTTTGGACGGACAGTAAAGAAGGCATTGATGTTATTTTACAACATCTTGTTTTACAACAACCCTTAACAAATTATAAGTATTAAAGAAAGAGTATCATGAAAAGCCGTCTTTTTGAAATATTATTAACAATGTTGTATGTATTAGTAATCTCATCTCTTGGTGCCTATTTAATATTTATTTCTGTTAATGAATTATGTGAATACAAGGCAGTTAAATATGCACATAAATTAAAGAGCTTGGGATATGAAACGATGATATGGAAGAATGCTTGCTTTGTAAAATATCATAATAATTGGGAAGTTTGTAAAAATATTAAACATAACAATTTAATATCTCATGACAGTTATAAAACTAATAGGGGCGCTTAAAATGAAAAACAACATTATTGATATCCGTACAAAAGAATCGATATCTAAACCGATACCAGCTGCAGAAAATATGAATAACTATAAAGGTGTTTGTATCCTGGGCGCCTGTACCTTGGTAATTTTAATCTCTTTATTCGCTATAAAAACTTTTTAAGAATGTGCTATGCCAAATACAAATGAAATACTAAACAATCCTATCTTTTATTTAAAAGATGAAGGTAACAGTTCACTAACTAAATATATTAAATTAGATGTCGCTAAAGCAAGAGAACATATTCTTTTAGAAGCCGCCTATAAATGGGGCATGAAAGATGGAAGTATTGATAGTAGAGAAAGAATTGTAAAAGATATTTATAATTTTGCGGATCTTATTAAATTATAGTTAAGAAGGCAATATCATGAATTTCGAACCACGTGAATATCAAACAGCGATTATAGATTGGATTAATTCCAATTCTCGTACCGCAATATTCGCCTCCATGGGGAGCGGAAAAACGGTGAGTACATTAACTGCTATAACAGCTATGTCGCTAATTGAAGAGATATTCCCGGTATTAATTATCGCTCCATTGCGTGTAGCAACCACCACCTGGCCCGATGAAATAAAGAAATGGAAGCATACCGAGCATTTAACTTGTAACCAGTTATGTGGAACGAAGAAAGAAAAAGAAAAGCTATTAAATAACGATACCAATATAGTCACTACGAATTTTGAAAGCCTCCCATGGCTCGTAGATGAATTAGGAAGTGACTGGCCATTTAAATGCGTAATCGTTGATGAAAGTACGCGATTAAAAGGCTTTAGGTTGCGCCAGGGATCTACTAGAGCAAAAGCATTAGCTAAAGTTGCGCATACCAAAATAAAAAGAATGATTCTATTAACTGGAACACCTGCGCCAAATGGATTAAAGGATTTATGGGGCCAAATGTGGTTTATTGATCAAGGTTGTCTACTAGAGAAGAGCTTTTCTAAATTCCTAGCTAGATGGTTTATAGAAGATAAAACAAGATTCTCAGTTACGCCCATAAAAGGTGCCCAGGAAGAAATCCAAGAACTTATTAAAACAGTATGTTTAACCGTTGATGCTTCAGATTATTTTGATTTAGATGTTCCAATTGTAAATAAATTATTACTTCCTCTTCCACTTTCTGCATTAAAAGAATATAAGAGAATGGAAAAGAACTTCTACATAGAACTAGAAGAGAATGGAATAGAGGCATCTACTGTCGCCGTTAAGATGAATAAATGCGCACAGATCGCTAATGGCGCCATTTACTTAGAAGATCAATCCTGGAAAAGTCTACATGATGAGAAACTTATCGCTTTAGATAGCATCATTTCAGAAGCTAATGGAATGCCCATACTGGTAACTTATTATTTTAAAAGCGATTTGGATAGATTATTAGCATACTTTCCCTACGGTAGAGCGTTAGTAAATGCAGAAAAGGATATCAAAGAATGGAATGATGGACAAATCCCATTGTTGTTTATCCATCCGAAGTCTGCGGGTCATGGATTAAATCTGCAATATGGTTCAAATATATTAGTATTTTTCTCATTAAATTGGAATTTAGAAGAGCATTTACAAGTAATAGAAAGGATCGGTCCGGTTAGACAAAAACAAGCCGGTCTTAATCGTCCTGTATTTTTATATTATCTACTAGCTAAAGACACTATTGATATAGATATGATGGATCGATTAAGTACAAAGAAATCAGTGCAAGAAATTTTATTAACCGCTATGAATCGATATAGGAGAGCAAACAATGCCAGTGAATAAAACGGAAGATGATGATATTAATTTCTACGGTATTCCGGGAATTAAGATAGTAAGTAATGAATCAAAAAATGAAACAAAATCCAATAGTCCCATCGGAACAGAGGATAAAATGGCTATTAAAACAATGTTACGTGGGCGGGAAGCCTCATACGGGAAATTCCATAGACATGCAGAAATTTCTCAAGGAATAAAGAACGTACTCTTTAGATACGCTAAGAAAGATTCTCTTGCGGCGTACCAGAAAGAAGCATTAGAAATGATTTGTCACAAACTAGGACGCATTATTAATGGAGACCCTAACTATATAGACAATTGGACTGATATAGCTGGATATGCAACATTAGTCATAAGTCTATTAGAGGAACAACAATGAATCTTTTGAAACGCATCTTTAGCAAAAGAAAGATAAAAGAAGATGCCGAAGAGTTATCGGTAATAAAAGCTAAAAGAATAGAAGATGAAATATTTTTTGCAAGAATGGTTAGAGAAGAAGTGTGTTCACAATTACAGAAAGGAGAACTAGCTTACCACGATGCGTTACAAGAGTTAGAAGATCTTATCTTAAATTATAAACATATCTCTATAGAAACAACTGAACAGATATACGCATTAGGTGTTATATGCCACATGTTACTTTGTACCACTCGCTGTGAGGATACTAAAACAGCGATAACCAATTGGAGAAAGTTAGCAGAATACGCAATGCTGGTGGGTTCTCGTTTGAAACAGGAAAAGGATAGTTAAAAGGAGGTGATTTATGATTATCGGTAGACCGTGCTCTGCTCTATATAAAGGACAGTGGATATCCGGAAAGATAGTTCGGCATGAAATAAAACGCAATTTATGCACCATTGAAACAAGACGTGGCACGGTAAAAGTAAAATCTAATCACATACGCTTAACTGATAAGTCTATCTGGGAATGTTAAGCAAACTAGAGAGAATCATGAATATTAAAAGATGGTTTAATGAAATGTTTGCAGTTCCCAGCTATACCGATTTTGAAATAATTCGACTTAAACTGGAGCAAGAGGAGGCAGATCGACAAAGTATAGAGCATGAATTGCGGTTGCGTGAAGTTCTTCAAGAAGAATTGATGAGGTACTTCGCCAACAAGGCAAAAGATTAATATTACTTAGGAGAGTAAAAATGAAAGAAATAACCCTTACATTGAATGAAAATGATATTTTATTCATTAAGACTGTACTCTTAACCGCAGAAAGAAACACTGAACATCTTTCTGAGAATTCAGAGAGTAACTTAAAAATGGTAATAGAAGAACTACTTGAAAAACTAGATAGAGCAGAGCATGTGGTTATTTAGGCCATGCATCCTGTAACATCTTTATTTCGTTGGTATACTTATCAGCCGTTTCTGCCAGCTCTGAATATCGGTCTGTGCAGTCACTGAATACAGAGAGGGCGGTATCGGCTGTGTTAATGTTGGTGGCGGGGGAATTTTTGGACAAACGGTTGCGGAGGGTATTGGTAGTGTCGTGCAACTGCTTATTAGTAATGGCGAGAGAAGAAGTAACCTTATCCAATTGTTGCTGCCGTTCATTTGCTGCATTTTGAGCCTCCACTATTTGTGTATTTAACGCTTGTTCTTTAGCTCTCGCTTTTTGTTCTGCAATTAATTGCTTTTGAGTATACTCCGCTACTGCTTTTTCGTATCCAATATTTTGTTCATATCCTAAAAAATGATGAATACCATAAGCTATTGCGGCCAGTAAAAGAATACCTATTCCTATTTTCCATGTAGTAGGAGATAAAAGAGCAAACATGGTATTCCTTCACTTTTGATCTAATTTTGTATCTGGGAAAAATGCTTTAATCATTGCGGAGATTGTTCCACCGATACCGGCAGCTAATCCCCAATCTAGACCTTGTCCGAAACGTGATCCAGTTAAACCGACTAAAAAACCAACTCCTTCCCAAGTACTTCTTTCTGCTAAACGGTCCAAAAGATAATGCAAAGATAACTTTATTTGGTCCTTATACTTATCAAGTATCATTCCATAGCTCCGGTTCGCATAGCTTCACATAGTCGAACCGCTCTACCTTTTACTTGGGTATACCACACAGAATTTTCCATAGCTTGAGCAGCTTTATCGTATTGCGCTAGTCGCATATATTTGAGGGTAGTTACAAAATTCAATAATTTATATATGCCCAAATTGAAACACATATTAACTAAAACGCGCTGCCGAACTTCATCCATCTTTGTCCACCAGGGCAAATAAAGATTCAATGCGCCAATAACTTCTTTAACACTGCGTTCATACAGTATTTCAACTTCATCATCATCTAAGGGGAAAGTAAAACTATTTGGGAGGGGGTTGGCACTGAGATTGAAACCGATGCCGACAGTTAGATGTCCAGTAGTGTCTCTATATGGCATTTTTCTAATGCCTTCATCACGGATTAATTCTTTTTTAAGAAGATCATCATTCATTATAACCTCTGTATGATTGTTTCTACTTTAACTAATCTGGTATCTATACCATTCATTCTATTTTGTAAATCACCTTTTACTTCATCTACCCTATCAACTAATTCATCTAATCTATGTATTACTCGAGAACCTAACCAGCCAATAACTCCTAACAGTGTCCCGAGTAGAAAGATAATCAATCCACCAGAAGCTGTTAAGAATTGGGCTTCTGTCATTTTAGACTCTCTTTTATTCGATGTCTATAAAATAATGTTAATGTTGCCATACATCGATCCTATACGAGCTAGACGCCCCAGATAATGGTGTAAGCGCACCCGCTGTTACATTGGCCCATCTCACGTTAACTGTATCCGCAGCTGCTACGAATGCGGATAAAACTAATCCTGCTGCCGGAATAGAGAAACAGTTTACAACTACCGTATCGCCAACTAAACATCCCGCCACGTTAATAGCTTGATCTTGTGTAAAACTGGCAGCAATAGATGTAAATGTTAAATTTCCAGTAATAGATAGATGCTTTTTAATTGCAGTAGTATTGGTACCTATTCTAAGGCCGCCTACATATTCCCCTTTAGTAGTAATACCTAATACTTGTCCAGGTATAGGACATGTTGGCAATAATTCTCCATCACCTACTGGAAATGGCCAGAAGAAGAAAGTTTCATCCGCTACCCATGAACCATCCGCACCACCTTGAGGTCCTAATATGGGGCAATTAATAAAAGTAATCGCTGCCGGAAAACCTTTAATATCTGTACCAGTTGGAGGTTCTATGAAAATACTTAACCCAACTCCGCCGCCGGGGCTAGAAGCGCATTCTATAAAAGTACAGTTATCGATGAATTGGAACTTCATACCGTAACCAACAGTATTTGCAGTATCTCTCCAAAATTCGCAATTGATCCAGGTATTACGAGCAACATCTAACTCGCCAGCATTACCAGCTGGAGATCCGAAAACTGCACCATTACCATTTGTTCCTGGCGCTTTTGAAGAGACATTTGTAAAAGTGTTACCAGAAGAGCCAACAACGCAACCAGTTGGAGTGGTATATGCATACCATTGATAAGCATCATTTACATAATTAAAAGCTAATACGTTTGTCCATTCACTATCGCATATGTGGTTAAACTGGACCGCTGTGCCTGCTAAATGGTTACAATCAAAAGAAATTCCGGATACATTTATGCCGTATATAGGACCTTGGATATTAAACATTAATCCATTAGCTACACCATTCCAGGTAAATCTTGTACTATATCCGCCACCCGCAAATTCAGATTCAGTTATCCCCGCTCCACTTCCCATGATAGCGATACCATTTTGGGTACTGGGCGCAGAATTTGAACCATTTCCTATTTCGATCGTATCGCTTATGGAATAATTTTTACTAGATAGTGGTCTAATCGGATAAATCCCACCGACAGTATCGATACATTTTTGAATAACAGTGGTATCATCGGTCGAACCGTCACCAACAGCACCAAATTGTTCAAACGTAATCGCTTGAATATTAGTTAAGTACCATCTCGCTCCATCCGTAGCAACAATGATAGTACCGCCATTATCAGCACTAGATGTATCGGCAGAATTATAATAATAAGTTCCGCCTCCTCCATCACCTATAGCGTAGTAACCGAGTACAAGGGCGGTGCTAGATAAACTGTTTTTAGAAAGTGATCGTAATGCAGCAATAGTGGGAACTACTTGTGCGCTATTAGCAACATCGGCGGCCAGTAAAGAGCCCAATGAGATATGATCTTGTGACCATAGAAGATTTCCAGAAGCATCATATGCTACAAATTTATATTCGTTAACTGGAGGTATCCAAATAGATGCTTCACCTCGACTATTTAATACAATAGGATTTGTATTAGGTGTGCCTCCAGTTGAATCGGTATACGTAGCGGAAGGAGTAGATGTGCCGGCGATATATGTATAGATTAAACCGCCAACAGCTAAATTACCAGAGTTATCCCAAACACGTATCACTGGTGCCGGACTAAGTTGTGTTATAGCCATATCGCACTTTCTTTATATTTTAATAGACTTTTAGATGCCATCTTATATGCTACTTAAGGTAGACCACATATTTAAAAGGAGAAGAATATGTTAGCTCTTATATCAATGATAGCCGTTATCTTACTTATGTTATTTGGTATTTGGCTATTTATACTTTTGTTTCCTTTTTCAATTATTGCTTTAGCAATATTATCATTAGGTTGGCTAATTATTTCACCCGTTATTCACTTTTTCTTTTCATCACGGTCAGATAAATCTTCTTTACCGTAATTGGTACCAGTCATTCTGGCTAATTCAGCTAATGTTTGACTTCCCATGGTTGGGGCTAAATAATTACTAGTTAAATCTTTTAAATAATGGCTACCACCAAGAAAAGCATTTGCTTTTTGTGACGGTGTAGATAACAAGGCAGATCTAATCAATGGCCTACCAAATACAGTAGCGGCATTTAGTAACCCTGGAACTCCGCTACCTACCGCTCCAGCTGCAGCACTAATCGCGCCAATTCCATAGTCTAATGGACTTAGTGCTTGATATGGTGTTTTTAATAATTGTGTCGCTTTTGGAAAAGCATTACCCAATTGCGCTACATCTTTTATGCCTCCGGATAAAGGCGCTCCTTTATTAAATTGTGATGCTAATTTAGCAGCATCAATATCTCCAGTAGCAGGATTCATGGCTTTCTGTACTGAATATGTTTTCGCAATCGTTTGTCTAGCATTCTGAAAGTTAGTCAAAGCCGCTGTATTGCCAGTGGCTGCTAAATGGTCGCCAATAGCATCTTCTAAAGCTGATGACGCTTGCTTATATGCAGATCCTACTTGTTTATCTCCGGATGCATACGCTTTATCTGAAAGATTTCTCAAGAAACGAGTCGCATCGATTGCATCGCCAGCGTCAAAACTCTTTTGGTTTAATGTGCCAATAACGTTAGAGATATCATCACTTTTTAGTCCAGGAAAAGACTTTGCTTGACCATTTGTATTACTTGCGATGGTATTAAGCGCATTACTATACTTGTCTCCGGGAGTTATCGTTCCAGCATCTCTAATAGTGTTATATGCATTTCCAGCTTGTTGTCTTATTGCATTAAGTGAATCTATATTCAAAGGAGCCGTATCTGGGAGGCCGAGATCCTTTTTAATGATATTATTAATAACAGGTTGATTTATTGTAGACGCTGCTTGATTGGTTTGTATTTTACCAGATACCCCTCCTAGTACACTATTAATAGCCGAAGGATTCATATCTTGAGGATTTAATTTAATGCCATACTTTTGCGCTAAAGAGACCATGGCATTTTTACCCGAATTGGTAGCATCTTGTAACATACTACTATTCTTCGCTAAATCGCCTAATTTAGTTCCTGCCGCAGATAGCGCTTTCCCCGCCACGACACCGCCAGCGCCTCCTAAGGCACCGCCTAGCGCTCCGGATGCACGTTGTTGGATATCACCCTCTGTTCCTAATAAACCTGCTCCAGCGCCTATAGCGGATGCGCCTGCTAATGTATTCGCGCCAGGGATTAAAGCAGTTGGTGCTAATGCTGCAGTCTGCCCAACGAAATTTCCAATTTTTCCAGAGGTAGTATTTAATGCTGGAGCTGCTTCTGCATTATTGGCCGCAATATATTTATTGGTGGCTTGAGAAGCTTGTGATACAGAAGGCAATCCTAATTTATCACTTACCCAATTAATCGCTTTACCAATAGGAGAATTAGACGCCGCATTACTTAATGAAGTAGCGGCCATGTCTAAGCCTTGTTTTACATTGGCGGCAGTTGAGGTAAGTCCATGTTCTACGCCGGCTACAAAATTATGCGTATTAGAGTTTTCTGGAGCATTCGGCTGACCGGCGCTACCACTAGGCGCACTTTCCGCATCTTGTGCAAATTGAGCAGCTAATCCGGTTAGAGGTTGATTCTCTGGAGGAGCTGAATTATTTATATCTGTAACAGGAGGCGCTGCCCCACCTAATGCAGGTTCTTCAGCTGGAGGAGCAGAAGGTGGAGAATCTTGACCAACACCTTTTAAAACTTTAGATACGTAACCTGAAGGATCTTTACTTACAAATCCTCCATACGCAGCCATCGCTTTCTGATAATCGCCACCATTGTTCTTCACTAATTTTTGTATGTAATAATCCGCAGCCATTCGAGACTGATCTCGATTGGTAGGATCAAAAGATACTCCTTGCTTTTTTAAATGCGCTACTGTACTTGGTAGAAATTGATATGCGCCTGTTGCCCCAGTTTGTCTATTAACTGCATTCGGATTTCCGCTACTTTCAACCATCTCTAAATTATCTAATAATTTACTTGGCGTGCCATAAGTAGGCAACGCATTATTGGCCGTATTAGAATTTAAACCTGCATCTGCAGAAAATTGATCAAATAGGCTCATTTTAAAATCCCTAATTGTTCTAATTTTTGAATTTTAGTTCCTAATTGCGCTCGATCACTTGGAGACAAATGTTGAATAAAACTTTTAGCTGCAGGAGTACCTGGACCTAAATCCATATATTGCCAAGCTCTTGGATCCGCTACACTCTCAATATTTTGACGTTCTTGTTGGTATCCAGTGGCATCACCTTGCCCACCATTAGCATATTTATATCTAGCTAGATGATCTCTAATCGCTACGTTTGCTTGAACTTGGGCTGCTAATTGTTGACTAGCTTCTTTAATAGCATCTGGAGACATAGTTGAATGTGGCCTCGCAGCGCTAATTAAAACCCTGGCTGCATCTGAACTAGCTGGAGAACTTAAATTCAACTGTGCCATGTTCTTCTCTAATAAATCTGTTGCAGTCTTTATATTATCAGAATGTCCATTGCCCGGTAACGCTGCTAATAAGCCGTTTGCATATGCTAATTTATCCGATTCCGTACCAGTAATCGCTTTGGTAGCCAGTGATTGAATATTCCCTACTAAGCCTTGCGCTAATTGATTGCCCGCTGCAGAATCTTGTAGGCTCTCAAAGTGCTTATTCATTGTATTCACATTAGCTGCGATATTATTTTCTGCTCCTACTGGCAGTCCCGCTGCTACAAAACCTGCTTTCTGTTGTGATCCGGTTGGGGAAGTTCCGCCCATTTGAGGTCCTAAATACCCCGGAGTATTGCCTTCCATAACTGGCGTACTAGGAGACAATTGTTGTTGTACCGCTGTATTTGGAATTGGTTGATTCTGTGGCAATCCCGCAATACCTGGCTTAATATTTTGTAACCACGATTGTTGATTATTATTTAACTGAACAGGCGTAGGTGTACCAATTTGTTGTTGTGATTCAATTGGTTGATACATCATGGCTAAATGTTGTAAATTTGTAGCTCTTAATGGATCTTCTGGCTTTGTTCCAGCTACTACTTTTGCCGCTGCGTTAAATAGTTGTGTAGTAGCATCTTGCGCTTGCGGATCTGTAAAATTCTTATTAAGTGCTTCTGCAGTTTGTTGTAACATTTCAGGAGTAGCTTTAGTCGGATCAATACTAAATATTGCCTGAGAAGCTCTTTGTAAAGCATTAGCCGATTGTCCTGATATCGCATTTTGCGCCGCTGTTCTTTGTTGTTGTGCTGTGGCCATATTCTGAATTACGGATGCGCCATTCTTTGGAGCGGCCTGCATTACCATTGGAACAAATTTATTAAAATCTATATTGCCTCGTGCATCGGTATATTCTTGTACATTTCTTAATACTGGTTGCAAACTTTGCATTTCTTGCGCATCAATGCCAGTTTGTACATTCTGATTTCGTTGAGATTCTTGTTGTAATTTTTGAGACTGTATATCTTGTATTCCCCTGGCCGCATTCACTACGCCACTCAAAGTTTGCATAGCATTATTATTTTGACCAAGTGTAGAATACATGCTTGTATCGACTGGCATTTTTATTTCCCCTTATCCTGTCACTCCACCAAACCCGAATGGGCCTCCAGTCATAAAATTACTACTTCCAGATGATGCCGAATTAATATTATTAGATGCAGAATTACCCAACAGATTATTTAATTGATAATATCCTACCGCATTATTTATGCCGCTAGATAAGGCATTAGCCCCACCAATTATTCCGGCTGCTTGTGCATTACCTGCACCAATAGTATTTTGCGCAATCCCTTGTCCCGTAGCTGTTGCATTATTCCCAACCATCGCTGCAGCATTTTGGCCTAGGCTAGCTAAGCCCATTCTTTGACCATAATTTAAACTTTGAGTTGACAACCAGTTATTATAAGCATTTTGATAAGCTCCCGCTGCAGTATTCTGTACGAAATTCTGCATATCCTTTTGTGCAGCTCCTCCTAAGACACCATTTTGAGCAGCTTGAGAATTTTGTAGAGCTTGTTGCCCTTGTTGTAATTGAAATTGATAATTCGGAGCTAAGTTAGCATTTAAATCAGCATTAGTGAATTGTCCACCTAGTTGCCCGGAATTTATTAATTGACTCAATTGGTTAGCTTGATCAGCTCCAACATTCATATAAGGTGCCAGTCCCTGCCTAGTAGTATTAAACATACTAAGTTGAGTGGCATTTGCATCTTTCGCCGCATTTGATTGCGCATTTGACGCAGATGATGATGCAGAAGAAGATATAGCGGCAGAAGCTATGCCGCCTCCGACAACAGCAGCGGCAACAGACATGAACTTACCATGGCCGTCTTCTTCTAATAAGTCATGCTTTCTGTCACCCCTTAATTTAAACATTTATATTCCTAACCATTTTGAATAATACATTTCTACAGGGATAGCGCCAATCTTCTCAAATAAATAACTAGCATCTTTATGCATTTTAGATCCCATAAACCATCTTTGTACGCCACGTCTCTTTAATTCTTTTTCTACTTCTTGAAATAACATTATGCCAGCGCCTTGTTTTCTTTTATCCTCACGAATAAAAAAGATATCCATTGTACAAGTCAGACAAGTTTTGTAATGCAACCCTGGTGCGATGAATCCTAAAAAGTAGCCTACCATTTCACCACGTTCCCGAAGAACCGTAAAAAGTAATTCGCCTTTTGCTTCTCTTTCTAGATAGATCTCATATTGAGGATCTAATGGAACATCATCTTGGTTTAATGCTAATTCTTTATAATGCAAAGGTAATAAAGGTTTTATTTCCTCTAATCGTTCTGCCAATGTCTCAAAATGTACAGTAATCATCTAGATGTCCGTATATCTATAATCATATGGATGCGATCTTCTGCAGAATTATTAATTACTTCATGTTCTTCTTTATTATTAAACCACCAACATGTTCCTGTTGGCATATATACTTGTTCGTTTCCAGTTCTAAATACAACCCCTGGAGCACTCTGTAAAACTATATGAAATCTACTGTAATACTCCGCATGCGATAAAGTATCAGAATGTGGAAATATCTTTCCGCCTGGAGTAATCTTATTAATCATTACTCTTCCTAGTCGCTCTCCATTAACTCTGGTCATCAAAGACATCACCAATGGTCGCGCTTCTGTCAATATCTTATACGCTGGATAATCAATATTTTCATGTTGATCATATTTACTTAGATGATTCTTTAATTCTTCTTCCGTTTCATAGACACCCTTAACCGGAAAACGTAACATAATTGATTCTATTTGGTTAAAAGGTCCTTGAGGATAATCTCGTAAATAAGTATCTTCTTTCCACAACTCTGGTTTCAGTTTAATAGCTAACAACAAAGGTAAAACATCAACATTGGCGGCTATTTGTTGAAAGTTTTGCATATCAAGCTACTCCTATTTCCCCTGCAGCTTCAAATGTAATTGTTGTATTAGCATTCGCTAAACCTGTTAAAAAATCAGTAGCATCTAAGCGCCATAAACCATTAAAAGTTAATATCGTGTTAGCTGGAAGCGATGTAGCATTAACTAAAAACTCGGTACCCGCTGCAGATGCACCTGAAGCGCCTAAATACATTGATATTGTTGCAGGACTAGCTGTTTTATTAAGTAAAACAATTTGTCGTATTATCACATAAGTAGCCGTGTTACTTCCAGCTAACCCAGTTCCCCCGGTGAGAGTAGGAGGATTAATAATATTGGAAGCTGAACTGGTTAATGCTACCGGTCCAAATCGAATAATTTTATTTGATGCCATGTCGTTTCCTTTTAATTGTATCGTCTAGCTGTTATTTTACCTTGTACTGCACAGGTACCTCCAGTAAAAGCAAAATTAGCAACTAAATACATTGTAGCTCCGCCAAAAGGAACATTAACTTGTATTGTAGGGACAGGGAATACTGTTTCCCCGCCAGTTGGAAATGGAAATCCATAATATGTGTAATCTGGTATTACTGGCAAAGTAGCTGAAGTATCACTTATCCCAGCGCCTCCTGCAGTTACCGTTGTTGTTACATTAGGAATTAAATATACAGATCCAAATACATCATATTGTCCTTGTTCTAATGTTATGGAAATTATATCTAATGCGGTTGCAGTAGTTAGCGTTTGAGGCGTACCTTGTGTAGCTGTAACAACATTAAAATTAAAAATAGGTATTACTTGTTGCAAACTTAATGCTTCTGTAAGAACATCTACTGCGTCTTCCTCTTCAATACTTGAAAATCCCGCAGAGCCAGGTGATCCAGGAGGGCCGGTTGGGCCTGTGTCGCCAGGAAGACCATCCTCTCCATCTTCGCCATCTATTGAAATAGCAACTGCAGTAGTTAAATTAGTAAAGTCTTCACTTAATTGAGAATTGCTCGGTGCGTCAACGCCGCCAACACGATCATATAAATTATTAAAGAATGGCCACCAGCGTGAAGTAACTAATCCTGTCTTGACATCAACTAAAGGTGTACTCTGAACGGGCAAACCAAGATTATTAGCGCCACCAGAAGTATTAGCTTTTATAATATTTACCATACAAAAGGCACTCCCATAATTGATGCGCCGGTTATATCTCGATTAACTGGATCAGAAACAGTAACTTGAAATACTCTATCTCTTGCTATTCCCAATCGCCTCCACATTACTCTATTCTTAGTTTCGCCACTCTTACCAATGGAAGAGAAATGGTCATTCCCAAATGTTTGTCCGCTATCATCAGACCAAGATAGGATCGCTTGTGGATCTGTATATTGGCCAGTTTGTGCTGCAGAACCAGGCTTAAACTCTATTTGCAATCGAGAATAGCGCATACGTGATCTGTTTCCAGTGTCCCACAGATGTGGCGCTCTACGAACAGCGACTAATGGAAAGGTATCATCTGTATATAAAGATCTACTTTGCCAATATATCTTACCGTTTTCATAATCTCCAACAATAATCATTCCTTGGAAATTCATTACGCAATTAGCTCGTTGTCTATTAAACTGTCCGGTTACAGGATCAAAGCTAGCACGCTGATGCCATTCTCCAGTTGTTAAATCGAATACCCATGTGACATTGGCAGTAGGTAATATGAGAACATAGAACTCATGTCCTTCTTCATCGTAGACGTAGCCAATGGCATCTCCTACATACGCGTATTGATTCAATATGTAAGATATGGCAGGATTAGTAATATCTTGATACTCATATCCTCTAGTCATAACTACATCACTATTGCCGCGATCTGATTGTGATAACCAGATTAAGCCGCCAGAATATCTAACTACAGAGAAAGGGGCCGCACAACCAATTTGCTGAAGCGTTCCTTGTAGCCGCGCCCATGGAAAATATTGTCCGCCAGCGTTGTACCAAATTTCTGTAGTTTCAGTGCCTAATAGCCAAATCTGTCTATTTAATTCAATAATGGCAACGGTATCATCATGTGCATTATCTTTTAATGCAAAATAAGTACCATCAAAAGAAGATATACCGTTCCAATACAATGGACTGGTATAGAATATTTGAGTCTCTGGCTTACTAAAAGTAAACCAGCCATCTACTTCGGTGACCAGGGAAGAACCTAAGAAAGCAGGATCCGCTGATTTAGCAAAATCTTTTGTATTCATGTTGTAAGTATATAAACTCACTCCATCTACAATGGTTACAATTCTTGCGGACGCGTTATCTCGAATACTAACAGGCCCTTTAAATGTATCTAATTCTCCCAATACCGCGTATTGGAAAGAAGGGCGCTGTCCTATTGCACTTGGCAACGGAATCATGGACAAAACTCTAGCGCCTACGACAACAATCGCTAAATTAGGTTCGCTAGTAACATACATGCCTCTAACTTCACCAGTAAAGGCAGATTGGCCTAGATCTTGTAACCCTGGCGCTCCTAATAGTGCCTTTGGTACTTTAGCTCCATCATTCTTATCATATTCTACATACCAATTAATAGACCTCTGATCGTCTTGATATGAAGCGGCAGCTGCGTACGCACTTCCTACAAAGCTATCAAAATTCATTAAAAGCCTCCGGTGAGAATAAATCCAGCATTATTAGCGTTACGTGTTTGAATAGCCGCATCAATAGCTATTTCTCTATCAACTGTAGAATTGTTACTCTTAATCGCCGCTTCATATCTTCTAGCTAGTCTAATAATATCCGCTGGAACAGGATTACCATAATCAATGCACAACAATTCCGCTAAAGCAAATTGTAAATAATTATAATAACCTTGAGGTAATTGTAAAACTGTATCTAAGCTGACAGATTGCAAAAGCATATCTGTCCAAAAGTGAAATTGAACTGTTTGAGTAGGAACGGGCCAAAAGTATATTGTGGCATTAGGCCAAGTTGGATTATAAAAGAGCCATTTTGCCCATGGACCAGGTTGGTTCTTTAGTCCAATACTTGCGTATGCTGCAATATCTTTAATTTCACAAGGAAAATCTACTGTGCTACTACTTGTCGTAATACGAGAATACGCTTGCGTAATCCGCATAGGACGTTGCACTACTATTTGTCCGGGGGCAGTGAAAGATATTTGATTAGTGAAAGTTCCTACCGCATTCGCACTCATTGTTACTGTTGTTGATCCGATAGCGGTTGCGGTAGTTCCATTTGGTATTCCTGGACCCTTTAAAGTAGCGCCTACGATAAATGGTTGTTGCGCGGATCCATTAGTACCTACTTGTGGTGGAGTAAAACCAGTAATAGTTGGGGAGCCACTCGTAACGGTTCCAACAAATGTTCCAGCATATTCATTACCAACTGTATAAGACAATTGATTAGCTGTTAACGTTACAATATTTTCATTAGAGAAGAAAATAGCTTTATTATCATTACTTAATGAATCTAATAGTCCATTAAACACATCTAATGCATCTGTTTGATCCGCCGCAGAAAGCGTTTCCCCAGGAGCGTATTGTCCTGTCTTCCTTAATGCGCCAATAATTACATTAAGCGCAGTTCTAGTAGTTGGATCATTGGATGCCATTATTGTGTTACCTGTAAATTAAGCCATTGGAAAGCTAACCAGTCCGTATCTGTAGTTAAATAGTATGAAATCTTAACTGTTTGCGCTACAGTCGTATCTACGGTGGATAACGTAGTTGATCCGTTATTTACTCCATCATATATAAAAGTAGTTTGCTTATTCGCTACGCCTTGATTAGAAGTAATACCAAATAAATTAGCTACCGTAGCTGAAGATAAACCTATAGATGTAAAATCGGTACTACCTAAGCTCAATTGTAAATATTTAGCGTCGGATGTAGATGGCGTAGAGCATACAACTTCACTTACTAATCTACCCGTTGCCCCTATTATATTGCCCGGTATAGTAAATATTTGACCAGGTAAATACGTTAAAACTGTTTGAGTATATGCTCCGGCACCAGTGGTTATTACAGATAACGTACTTGGCGCTGCAGGAATACCGGTTGTATATGCTGTATTATATACAGTACCTGCAGTGGTCGATGTCATAACTACGTAATACCAACCTGCAGTTGATGCGGTCCAAGTACCCGCAGGAAAATACATATAGCAAGACGGATATATTTGATCTAATGCCGTAGTTAATGCCAATGCACCTGTAGTTACTGTCACGCTTCCACTAGAAGGTACTATAAAAGGGAACACATTCTTATATAGATTTACAACACCATTTACAGGTGTCCAGGTTACCCCGTTAGAACTCCACAAACTCCCATTGTTTCCCACATCTGTTACTTGCCATATTTGACCGGCAAGATTAATTGGATTAGGTAATTTAGCAAAAGTAGTTTGATCAATATTAAGAGGTGCGCCCAATACATTACTAGTTACAACACGAGCTGGCGAATTCAACGTTGAACTCATAATTTCTCCATCTAAAATTGTATGTAAAAATCCCGCCAACCGGCGGGATCATATTATGGAGTTGGTAAGCTAGATGGATATCCATCTGAAACCACTGCCGCCATTGGACGTGTTACTAATAATGTATAGACTTGAGAAGCTGTAGGAGTTATAGCTGCACCGCTAGCGTTAGTAAAGTTAATAAAAACTGTATTAGCCGCTGTACGAACTCCTCCAATTCCCAACCCCGCTTGAGTAGTAGGTTTACTCACTTGTACAAAATCCCCAACTTGAATTCCGGATATGGTAAAACTTTGTTCACCTCCGCCTCCTGTTGTAGGAACAGAAGAAGGAGATAAAGTTACCTGGATTAAATATTGAGATTGCACATTTCCAATCGCATTTTGTAAAGGCGACTGGACCGTTGTTGCTGGACTATTTGTAGTAATAGACATGATATATTCCTTTACGTTATTGGATTAACCTGATATACGGCAAGACAATTCACGATACAACGAAGCAACCCCGTAAAGAATATCAATCCTTGTTGGTAATGCATCATTATTAATAGTGTATTGCCTAACTATACGCATAGATACACCAACATCTTTATGCGCGGCTCTTGCAGCCATATCAACACCGCCAGGTAAAGGTAAATCAGCACTTACTAAAGTAAACGCATCTTTGTGGAATGCTAAGTTTTGTGGACCATGGGCTCCAGTAGTTCCAGTTGGCGTAAGAGCAGTAGTTCCACTTACTGGAGCACCACTAACGTTTTGGAATTGACCTGAAGAAATTACAGCAACAGCGATAGTTAATTGAATACGTCCAGATGAATCTGATGTATATGTACCACCAACAACGTTACCAAATACGTCAGTAACTGGAACGAAAGTGCCGAATGCTGGGCTACCTACTGGAGGACGAACTACAAAACTACGTAACTGAGATGAAGTAGCACGACTTTGCGGATTGACCATGAAAATACTGGCCATTGTGAAAGTATCACCTACGTTAACTGTAGCAGTAGAGTTAGTAAAACCAGATATACCTAAAGTTCCACTATCTGCCCAACCTGTTGTCAATAATGCAGTAGAAGTACCTACAGATGAACTATATACAGGAGATCCGCCCCAATTTCCCCATGTTTGTGCATTGATATTTTGATCCATATACCAATCAAAACCAACAGTGGAACGAGACATCAAACCCTTCTTATACTGGTCACCAATAGCTACTTGTGGATTAAACAAACCAGTTAATGAACCAACCATACTAGCTTGAGTAAATGGATCTGCGACTAGAAAACGCTCACCATCTCTTGGTGTACCTTCGGTATCTAGAATAGCGCCAGCCAATAAGAATGGAGCTAAAGTAGTTAGATTGGTCCCAGGAGTTCCAGCAATATTAGATGTACCGATCATCATCTGTTGCGCTACAGAGAAGTCAACGCTATTAGCTAATGCGGCAATCTTTGGACGAAGAACACGACTAGCAAACATGTCCATAGACAACAATAAATCAGAAGTGATAAATTGTGTATCTACGTGCGCTTGGTTAGTTAAAGTTGCAGGAACAGAGGTTTCAACAAAATCTTGTACGTTTAAGGCAGGACCACCAGAGACAGTAAAACGAGCTGGTTTACGTAAATTAACTGTATAACCAATTTTAGCGCCATCTAGACCGAAGCGCTCGTCATATTCTCTGTTGATTTTTTCTGATAAGGTTAGTTCATTTTCCAATATCATCAAACTTTCATTCGTGATATCAGCGATAGTTAATAAAGTATTACTCATGATGTGGCTCCAATTAAATAATTTCCATGTTTAGGATATAGGGTTGAATGAAGCTCTTTACTTATATTACCTTCGCTTTTCCTTCTGTCTTCTTGCTTTGTACTCTTCAAAATTCTTAGCTGGACTAGACATATCAGATAAGCTAATACCACGAACAGGCGTAATAGGTTCCGGAGCTTTTTTATTTGAAGGCTTAGCTTTTTCAGTAGGTTCCACCGGTTCAAGTAGTTCATGCTCAAGTTGCGTAATATATTTCAATGCTTGTATCGGACGCATAGCCAAAATCTTCTTGGTTTCTCCCGGAAATCTCGCAAGGTAATATGTTAAATCTCCTCCAACTGAACTTTCTTTAATTGCCATTACCATAAAAGGCGGTATTTCTTGACTCGCTTTAGATACGACATCTTGAAAGTCTTCATATCTAGTTTGTGCCAGTTGTACAGTCTTTAAATAGGCATTGTCAATTTCCTGCATCTCAGCTGCTTGTTTCGCTTGTCTCTGAGACTCTTCACGTTCCGAGATCCTACGATCAACTTTGTAATCAGTAAGAGCATTTATGTACTCTTCCTCACTACTAAATTCATACTTTTTAGGTTCTTTGGGTACGTTAATAGGACTAACCGATGCTTCTAATGCTTTTAAACGTAAACGCAATTCTTCATTTTCGAGTCTAGCATCTCTTTCTCTCTGCTCAGCTTCTTTACGCTGATGAGCTAGTTCGATTATTCGCTCTTGCGCCGTCTTTTTAGCTTTACCTTCTCCTTTATCTTCTACTTTTTCATCAGTTTTCACTTCAGGAGTTTCTAACGCTAACTCTGCGGTAGTAGAATTTATAGGGTTAGACGGAGATATTATTCCATCCATAAATGCTTTACGTGCATCAATCGATTCGACCGCTTTTTCTTGGTCACTCATGAGTTTTACGTTCCCTTAACGATATCTGGCTATGCCAGGAAATTCAAAATTAAACAATAATTTCATTCATTTTTACTTGCGTAGTTTTAAGGTATTCTTTTAATATCTTTTGTCGAACATCCTTTCTCTCTAGTGCTAATATCTCATGAATATTTAATAATGTTCCATTATTCCATATATTTCTATACTTACAAATGTAAATTTTAATGCCGTTAATATTTGATGCCCAACATAGGATATGTTCGAAAGTCTCGGAGAGATATATCATCTCCAATATCCCATCTAACTTTTGAGACCACATCAATCCAACAGGAATATCTAGATTCTCAACAGATAATTCAACTTGCATCTATTTCCTTTTAGTTTGGTGTACTATTGCCAGTATTTGGTATCCCTTGTTGCGATGCTCTCTTCTTATCTATTTCTAAATTAGCTTGCGTAACCAACATTGTCTCATCCCAAGATGTTTGCATTCTAGTATGTGTATCAAGTATCTTAGTATGCGCATCCATTGTATTTCTAGCATCTGCACGATCTTCTTTAATATGCAGACGTTGGGTTTCAGCCAATTGTTTCATCGTTTCGCGATCAGTGATTGCCGCTTCACGTTGCTCAATTCCGGTTAATTTAGCTTCTTTTTCTTGTTGTAACTGTTGTAATTGCTGTTTAGTTTGTTGCAATTGTCCCATTAATTGTGCAATAACACCTTGCGCTTTAGGATCTAAATCTTTAGGTAAGTTATCTTGTATATTCGCTAAAGGATTAGTCATTTTCAAACGCTCGGCAATCGCTTTAGCTCCAGGCCAATCCA